CCACCCCAAGCAAGTTTCGTCCAATCATTTTCCAATCCATACTCAACTCCATTATGGGTGAATATGTTATGTAATTCATCTTTCATTGAATTGGTTGTAATCTGTGAGGTAATGTACTCCTGAACAAAATTGACTTGTTCTAATGGTAAATCCTTCAACTGATTGACTGGTATATCGGTGTATAATGATAATGTTTCTACCGAACTATTTTGGTATTTTTCTTCATTACTTTTTAACCTTTGGTATTGTTGAATTGTAAGGTGTGGTTTAACCTGAACAATCTTATCTTCAATTTCTAATTCTATCATATTATTGTAATTTTAGTTTTTGGTCTATCCAAAAATTGTACTATTCCATATTTTAAAGCGTCTATCAAGTGGTCTTTACCTATGGTGTTATTTGTTATTGCTCCTGTGCGGTCTTTCTTGAATTTAAAGTTAGTAAACTCACTGATTAAATCCACACTCTCATTATGTAAGTATATCTTGAATTGTTTCATCTTTTGTATTCCGTATAAAATACTGGTTTTGTTTACAGGTCTAACATTTATCCCCAACCTTTTAAGTTCTTCAATGGACTTTGGTTCTGCTGAATCTGCTACGACATTCACATTTCTATCTATTCCAACCTCTTTTAATTTGTATGCTAAATCTTCATTGGTTAGTCCAAGTTGATATATCAGTTGTTTAACATATAAGTTCCTACCATCCACATTTATTTCCACCACAGCACACTCATCATTACTAAACCCGAAATCTATTGAATAATACTTGTCTTTGATATGTCTTGGTAGTTCATCGTATAACTCTGGTTGTGTGAATATCTTTTCTCTTGGTTCAACAATTAACCCCTCTGAATATATCTTTGCCATATCAGGGTCAATGTCTATAAGTTCCTTGATTGCTTGAATTGTTCTTTTATCCAAGAAACTATTCATTCTCCAAGTGGAGTGTAACATACACCCATTATCTTTTCCTTCATATTCCAATCCCCACCAGTCAATAGGTATTTCAGGGTTGTATAAAGCCAAGATATACTTGGAACATCTAATGTCCATTTGGATAAAGGCGTTCTTGTCTATTGTATTAACCTCATCAATTAAGATAATATCTGACTTGAAACCTTTTAACTTTCCTGTGGAATCATCAAGTCCAATAAATCTAATTACTGAACCATTTGGAAATGTGTATACAAATTCTTGTTTTTGAAATATACCTTCATCCCATTGTCCAATGGATTCCATTACCATCTTGAAATCAGGTAATATGGTGTGTCTTAAAGATACTTGTGTTTCACGAGCGATGGTTATACTTGTCTTGGGGTTTTTAAGTGCTTCAATGATGATATATTGTAACGCAGATATGGTTTTTGATGAACGAGATGAACCCCTTAAGAAAATATATCTCTTATCTTGTTCTACTGCGTTGTGTATATGTTCCCATACTTCCGTTACTTGGAATTTCATAAACTATCTATCACCTTATCAAACCATTTATCAAGGTCGTAGTATCTACTTGATGAACCTTTATCACCATAATCAATTCCATTATCATTTGTTTTACCACCACCAAAATTACCACCCCCATATTGTTTAATGTTTGCTTTCGGATTAAATCCACTTTTACTAACACTACCATCATTTAACATATCATCACAGACAAGTAAATTAGGGGTAAATCTACCTTGTTGGTTTTGTTCGTATGGAACTCTTTTAACATCAAGTTCCATACCTACACCCCATTTTTCATAACCCAACAATTCTTTTGTTTTGTGGTTCATTTCTTCACTATCCCTTTGAGTTGTTGCTTGTGGAATATCTTTACCATCAACAAATGGTATTCTACAATCATCCAACCACATTATACCTTTACTGTATTTCATAAGTCCAACTTTGTTTGTGTGTCTTTTTCCATCTTAAAGAACTTTACCAATTCTTCCCTTGATACAGATAATCTTTCCTCACATATATCAAAGTATTCCTTTTCCCTTTCAATACCGACAAAATGTCTGTTGATAAGTTTTGATGCTAAACCAGTTGTTCCACTACCCAAGAACGGGTCAATTACCCAATCCCCTTCCCTTGTGAATAAGGTGATAATGTAGGACATTAGTTTAACAGGTTTGGTTGTTGGGTGAAAGTTCTTTTTTGCTAATGTTGGTTTATCAGGGTTTCCACCCATTTTACTACTATCTTGGTTTGCTGAATATGTCGCACCAATTCTACCTTCTTTTGCTTCTATATTATCTAAACCAAAGTCCTTTTCCTTTTTTGCTGGTTTTGGAACTTGAATAAATGGATAAGTCATTTTGATATTATCAGGTAATGCCTCAAAGTTTAATACATTATCAATATAACTTTTTGACCCGTGTGGTTTCATACCAATAATGATATGTTCCACTGCTGGTTTTGGTTGGAAACCTAATTTACTACCTTCATACTTTTTGGCAAGGTCTGTTGATGGTTCTGTAATTTTCTTGGTATCCCCATGTCTTTCTTGTGATGAACCAATACCAAAAGTCATAGGTATTTCATCTACAATATTTGTTTCATCTAACTCAAATATAAAATCAAATCTATCATCAATTCCAAGATATTCTTTTATTTTATTATACGCTTCTGGTGTTGGTAAGTTTTGTCCTGCTGGTCTTCCTTCATACCAAGAGTATTGTGTTGAACCATCAAATAAATCTTTGTCTATCTTGGTAATGCCAATACCTTTTTCAGTTCTAACTTGTTTAATATATTCACCAAATCTCATAGCATCAACATATTTGTCTCCACCCCTTTTATCTATCATCTTACTTGTGTCTGACGCTTTTGGAAACCCACTATGCATCGTCCAATAGATTGGGCTGAAACTCATATCAAATCCTGCGTCTTCTAAATCCTTAATCATCCTATACAATAAGTCGCTTCTTGGTGAAGACATTACTGCGATGAACGCACCAGGTTTTAATACCCTATAACACTCATCCCATATTTCTGTTGGGGGTAATACCTTATCCCAATCTTTACCCATAAAGGATAATCCGTACGGAGGGTCAGTGGCTAATAAATCCACACTGTTGTCTTTTAGTTCTTTTAATACCTCGGCACTATCACCGTTAAATAAATGTTGTTCTATCATAATATTTCGTCAGTTCCCATTTCTTTTCTTATTATTTCAATCTGTATTGGTGTTGGACTTGTAATCTTTTCCCCGTCTGTCTTTATGTCAATGTGTCTTTCTGACCTCCAATTTTCTTTGAACCTATTCTTCATTATGGTTTCCCATAATTTGGTGTTAAACCCTAAACCATTGTCTTCACTCATTGATTCGTGGGCTTTATTGTACCACCAATTTTCAGCAAGTTTAAGAAATTCACTATAGGTTTGCGAATATTGTTTATTTCTTTCCAATAACGCATAATGTCCATTCCAAGAAATACCAAGTATTGTTAATACTTCAGTAATATGTTTTCCATCTTTTCCCGCTTCAAGCATCAGTTCTTTCCACATTGGGTTGATTGTATGTTCTAATCTTGGACGACCAGGACCTTTACGGATTGGTTCATTATCTTCGTTTAAATGTGTTTCCATGTTTTTTTACTTATAATATCATTTATTGTTCTTTGGGACACATTAAACATTGTTGATAATTTTTCTTTATTATATTGTTTATCTCTTGGTTTATATTTTTCTCTAATATAAATAACATCCTCATTTTTTAATTTAGATACTTTTGATTTTTCACCTTTTGGTGCCGTCATTAAACCATTATTATACGCATGTTTTTTATTATCACTACTGGTTGTCCATTTTAGATTACAATATCTATTATTTGATTTGTTTCCATCTTCATGGTTTATTTCAGGTAAATTATTAACATTATCTAAATAACATTCACCAACCATTCTATGTATCAAAAATCTTTTTACCACACCATTTTTACAAACCTGAACACCTAAATAGCCACCATTATCTTTTGATGGTTTTAATTGTTTTTCATTACGAAAAACATTACCTTCTTCTGTTACAAAATATTCTGTATCTCT